ATACGATTTAGATGAGGTGGCTTTTCAGATTCATAGTAATGCGGTTGACAAAGGGTTTTGGGAGGCTAACAACGGTCTTATTTTTTATATGAAACAGGTTGCAATGATTCATTCAGAGGCTACAGAGGTATTAGAAGCAATGAGAAAGAATCAGGGCGGGGACGTAGTTGTGATTGAGCTTGCAGATATTATAATCAGAACTTTAGATCTTTGGGCCGGACTTGTTCGTGATGGATATACAAATAAATCAATTAAAAATGCAATCATAGAAAAAGTAGAATATAATTCAGGAAGAGAAAGAATGCACGGGGTGTTGGCATAATGCCAGACGCCGTTGATATAGAATCAATACTTTCTAGATTAGATCCAAGATTAAGAAAGGCAGTAACTCTTTCTTCAAACATTTTAACACCAGACATGATACCTACACCAAGCTATTCCCTAAATAGGGCTTTAAATGGAGGGTTGCTTTTAGGTAGGCAGGTTCTTCTTTGGGGCTCCAAGAGTTCTGCTAAGTCATCTCTATGCCTACAGACCATTGGCATGGCTCAAAAACAAGGATATACATGTGCTTGGATTGATGCAGAAATGTCTTACGACGAGAAGTGGGCGTCTAAACTTGGGGTGGACAACTCTAGGCTAATTTATTCAGAGGCAAGAACAATAAACAATATGGTTGATGTTGGAACTGGACTAATGGGGGCTGGTGTGGACATTATTGTTGTTGATTCCATATCTGCCCTTCTTCCTGCAATTTACTTTGAGAAAGACAGTACAGAACTTAAGCAATTAGAAAACACCAAGCAGATTGGTGCAGAGGCAAGAGACATGACCAATGCCGTAAAGATGCTTAACTACGCAAACAATCAAGTGAAGCCAACGCTTTTAATCCTTATCTCTCAAGCCAGAAATAATATAAGTGCTATGTATGTTTCTCATCAACCAACTGGGGGTATGGCTACTAAATTTTACTCTTCAACAATAATAAAACTATTCTCTTCTGAGTCAGACAATCAAGCAATAAAAGGAAAGATCTCTGTTGGAGATAGGTTAATTGAAGAGAAGATTGGTAGAGTGGTTAGATGGGATCTTCAATTCTCTAAAACTTCCCCAGGTTTCCAGGGAGGGGAGTATGACTTTTATTTCCGTGGAGACAGCATAGGGATAGATAGGATTGCTGACCTATTCAATTTAGCTGAGAGCCTTGGGTTTGTTGAAAAAGCTGGAGCATGGTTTACTTTCTTTGAGGAAAGATTTCAAGGAAGAGCAAAGGCTATAGATTTCCTTAAAGAGAATCCAAAGAAGGTTGAGGAACTAATTGAGCTTTGTAGGTAAGTACGAGGTTATTAACGGTAAATTTGTTTGTCAATCATGTAGTAGGGAAATTAGATCATCAAGATTCTACCCTTCTACTCTAGACATGACTTGGTTGTGCAAGTCTTGCAACAACGTCTCGTCCGTTAACATCGGAAAGGCAAGGGGATATTAATGAAAGAACAAATTATAAAATGGATAAAGGTTGGAGGGTCGTGGACTATAACAGACTAGAGAAGTCAGAGTCAAAAAAAATAGGTGCCAAGCCTCATAAAAATTCTGGTAGAGGGAAGATACAAAAAGGAGATGCCAGCCTTGATAGATATGTAGTTGATTTTAAATTTGTCTCTAAATCATTTTCTATTAATCGTGACATTTGGGCAAAGATATGTACAGATACTTTAAAAACAGATCCAGAAAAATCACCAGTAATCATGTTAGTTCTTGGAGATGAAACCCACAGAAAGATAAGACTTGCTATAATAGAGTGGAATGAATTTGAAGATCTACGAGAGATAAGAGACGCTAATGAGTGAGAACAATACCTTGGAACAGGTAAACGGACTGTACGAGATAGCTGAGTATATGCAAGATGAAGAGTTAAAAGTTGCACTTGAGTTTATTGCAAAGATTATCTTAAAGCCAGACATCCCGCTGGCGGTTGCCACGGTAGAGTTGGTTAGGCTACAGGCTATTGCAGCAAAGCTAAGCCTAAGGGCTACTTGGATGGCCAATGTCGATAAAACAGATAGAGCAAAAAAGAATATATATTACACCGCAGCGGCAGAGATAGACAAGCTCTGCTCGTCCCTGAAGTACCTAGTGAAGGCGTAGGATATGACGAAGAGTATTGTTTCAAAAGTTATAAAACGAAAGATCGTTGATGTTGATTTTGAAGAGAACGGTCCACCCTTATTTAGTTCTTTGCCGTGGCAGGAAGAAGAGGAAACAGTTGGGCAAGACGATAACAACCCCCTTTCTGGGCTAGTAGAGGCCATTGAGGAAGGGTATCGAATAGACAACGTTCCAAAGCACATAAAGAAGAAAACCTTTGCTCCATCAAGCCTAGTTTGGAATCATGGAGTATGCCCTAGGTATTGGTACCTAGCGTTTGAAGGTAACTCTTTCTATGAATACAAATCTGGAAAGATGATAACAAACATGGATAGCGGAACTGATCGCCATGCTAGAATTCAAAAGGCACTCCAAGACTCTGGTGTCTTAATCGACAATGAAAGAAAGACTACTCTTGATAGCCCACCAATTTTGGGGTACGTAGATAGTTTTATAAATTGGAAAGACACAGAGTATGTAGTAGAAATAAAGACATGCAATCAAGACGCCTATGACCGACATAGAAAGAGCAAGAAGGCTAGTTCTTATCACATAGTTCAGCTTCTAATTTATATGAAGATATATAAAAAGAAGAACGGCATACTCTTGTATGAAAATAAAAATACCCATGACCTACTTGCTATTCCTGTCAACATAAACAAGGGTCATGTTGAGTTTGTTGAATACCTATTTGATTGGATGAAAGAAGTTTACAAGTCTTGGGAAGATAAAGCTCTTCCGATGGTACCATTTAGGAGTAATGACATTAAGATTTGCCAGGCCTGCCCGTTGCAAGAAGCGTGCAAGTCATCACCAGAGGGAGATGTAAAAATAGCACGGAGAAAGGATGAGAAGGGGTTTTTCTAAATGCTATTTTGTACATGGTGTGATAAGGAATTTATTCCCAATTCTAATAAACAAATTTATTGCGGAGCAGAGTGTCGTCAAGTTGCCAGCAGGGAAAAAATTTTAGAAAGATATCATATTGAAAAAAGAAAAAAGAGAGTTGGCAATAGAAAAAAATGCGCTGGTGGATGTGGCACTGTGTTGAGTATCTATAACGATTTTTCCATGTGTGAGAATTGCCTAGGAAATCAAAAAAAGATTGCGGGATTTATGAAAGAAATAAAGGATTTCTTTGACTATGAACAAAACTAGAGAAATATTTAACATCTCCAAGCCAGCCACCGTGCTATGCGTAGATGCATCTACTAACTCTCTAGCATTTTCTCTCTTTGAGAATGGAAGGTTGATTAAGTATGGAAAGATTAGGTTTAATGGCTCAGATTCTATCTATAAAGCAGGGGACGCAGGGAAAAAGTGCCTATCGTTTTTTAAAAATATTTCAGCAGATGCTCTGGTCCTTGAGAGTGTCATCTATAGTACGTCGCCAAAGACAACGGTAAACTTAGCTCTAGTTCAGGGTGCCATCCTTTCTGTTGCACAGATCACTGGAATTCCTATTGTAAAAACAGTGTCCCCAATGTCATGGCAAAGCCATATATCAAATAGACTTTTGACAGCAGAAGAGAAGAATTCTATAGAAAAAAATAATCCAGGCAAGTCAGCTTCCTGGTATAAAACAAAACAAAGAGAAACTAGAAAGAATAAAACAATTGAAATGGTAAATAAAAAATACAAGATCAAGGTTTCAGATGACGACGTTGCTGACGCAATAGGAATTGGTTGGTATGTATCTGACAGATGGAATGCGATATTCAATGGGCAAGAATGAGTTCTACAAGAACAAAGCTTTTTTGCATAAAAGATATGTCCAAGATAAGAAAACTCCAGATGAGATTGCAGAAGAGTGTGGATGCACCGTTCAAACGGTATATGTTTATTTAAATAAATTTGGACTAAGAATGGGAAGGAAGGGAAGAAGATGATTCAAGATGAAAAATGGATAAACACAATGAGTAGCCTGATATCGCTAAGCAAAGAAGCCCCCGCTGGCCCAGAGATACTTTTGGAATGCTTAAATATTGCAACACTATTATTAGAAAAGAATATTGCCTACGGTAATTCCGCTTTGAATCCTATACAAATTTTTGCAAAGATTCCAGCAGGAGATCAGTTGGATGTTAGGATCGATGACAAGCTTAATAGGATTAAGAATGGTTCTGTTTATGCTGGAGACAACGATATGCTTGATTTGGTTGGGTACATTGTGCTAAAATTGGTAAGTCAACAAGGTCAATCGATTGGGAGGCAAGATGAAGACACGAAAGAATATTACGATTAATGATCCTTTTATTAGGGAAGATTCTTTTGTAACTGATGAGGGCCGAACTGTAAATAAAGGTGACCTAATTAAAATAAAAGGTATATGGGGAACAAAGTTTAAGTTCTTAAACTACGTAACAAATCCTCATAGTGGTATGTCTTGGATAGATTGTTTAGAGTTGGAAAAAGGAATGGGATGTGGCGTTAGGTCTTTCTATCCTGAGCGTGTAAAGCGTATACCATCCAAGAGAGGGAAACGTGTCAAAAGACTTAGTGAAGCACCTTGATCAAATAAATGCCGTAGCTTCAGAGTATCTAAAAGGAACAGACACCGCTGACATTGCAAAGACTTTGGATATTCCACGCAACCGTGTTGTGGACCTGCTAAATGACTGGCGAAAGATGGCTGCAAACAATGAAGCCATACATGCAAGAGCCAGGGAAGCACTGGTTGGGGCAGACCAGCACTACTCATCTTTAATTAATAAGGCATATGAGGTAATTGATTCAGCAGATAGTACCGCAAACCTTAACGCAAAGACGACGGCAATTAAACTAATTGCAGACATTGAAGCAAAGAGGCTTGACATGTTGCACCGTGCTGGCTTGCTGGACAATAAAGAAATTGCTGAAGAGCTTGCAGAGATGGAAAGAAAACATGAAGTTCTTATTGATATTCTAAAAGAAGTTGCTTCAAAGTATCCAAACATTCGTACAGAAATAATGAACAGGCTATCCCAGGTAACGTCTGGAGTTGGACTAATTGACACTTGATTTTTCAGATATTATTGAAGCGCTAGACGACAACCCATTTGAAGAAAACCCTGTTGATGTTCATACTTTTGTTTTAAACCCTAAATTTTTAGGCCTTCCACCATTGTCAGATTTTCAATACACCCTTGTAGAGTGTATGAGTCAGATATACAAAAAGGAAGACCTTATGAGACTCATGGGGGACAAAGAAGGTGCAGATCATTTTGAAAGATATACAAAGAATGAGATAATACAACAGCTTGGCAAGGGTTCGGGTAAGGACCACTCTTCAACAATTGGATGCGCCTATGTTGTTTATAAACTTCTTTGCCTGAAAGACCCCGCTAGATACTTTGGAAAACCACCGGGGGATGCCATAGATATTATGAATGTGGCAGTCAATGCCCAGCAATCAAAGAACGTTTTCTATAAAGGATTAAGAACAAAGATTGACAATTGCCCATGGTTTGCTGGAAAATATAATGCAAAGGTAGATGGAATAGAATTTGAAAAAGCCGTAACTGTTTACTCTGGCCACTCTGAAAGAGAGTCCCATGAGGGACTGAACCTAATCATGGCAATCCTTGATGAGATATCTGGATTTGCATCCGACTCTGCATCTGGAAATGATCAGGGAAAGACTGGCGAGAACATGTATAGAGCTTTTAGGGGGTCTGTTGATTCAAGATTTCCAGACTACGGAAAGGTTGTGTTACTTTCTTTTCCCCGATTTAAGGGAGACTTTATAACAAAAAGATATGACGCGGTTATAGCAGACAAAGAAATAACATATAGATCACATAAGTTTGTTTTAAATCCAGATCTTCCAGAGGATGATGTGTCAAATACCTTTGACATTGAATGGGAAGAGGATGATATTATTTCTTATAGGTACCCCAAGGTTTTTGCATTAAAGAGACCAACATGGGAAATAAATCCTACCAGAAGCATTGAAGATTTTAAGATTGCATTCTATACAGAACCAGCAGATGCTTTAATGAGATTTGCATGTATGCCCACTACCTCTAGTGATGCGTTCTTCAGATCAAGAGACAAGATAGAAAAGGCTCTATCAATAAGAAACCCAATAGATAGTTCTAAAAGATTTGACATAAACTTTAGTCCGGACCCCAACGTTACATACTTTGTTCACGCAGACCTTGCCCAAAAGCATGACAAGTGTGCTGTAGCCATAAGCCATGTAGACAAGTGGGTAGAGGTAAAATCGTTTAATGACTACACTCAAGTTGTTCCATTCGTTATTGTTGATGCTATTGTTTGGTGGGAGCCACGCAAGGAAGGTCCAGTAGACCTCTCTGAAGTAAAGAACTGGATCATTGACTTGAGGCGAAGTGGGTTTAGTCTTGGACTTGTTACCTTTGACCGCTGGAATTCTTTTGACATTCAAAGGGATCTCAAGAGTGTTGGAATACCAACTGAAACTCTTTCTGTTGCTAAGAAGCACTACGAGGACTTGGCGATGTTGTTTTATGAAGAAAGAGTTATTGGACCACACATAGACATTCTTTTAACTGAGCTTTTGGAACTCAGGGTCATGTCAAACAACAGAGTTGATCACCCAAGAAAGGGCGGCAAAGACCTTTCAGATGCCATGTGTGGGTCCATATACAACTCCATCAGCAGATCCAGAAGGGAAGTCATGGGGGAAATAGAAATACATACCTGGTCCTCATTTAAAGCAGATAACAATAGAGAGCTTGTAGCAGAACTAGAAAAGCCAAAAATGACTGAGGAAATAAAAGATTTTCTTAGCGGGTTTGGAATACTATAAACCATCAAATGAAATGATATAATTAATTGTGTTTACAA